TAAGTTAGCTGCAACAGTTCTACGTTCTCCCTTACCAAAGAAGGGATAGACCATGTGTTGCATCCACGAGGGGAACATTAATTGTCTACCCACTATTGGTTGTATTGAAGCTGATTGTGGAGGTCTTAATCTTTTAGTATTCATTATCTCATTACGACCATAAGTGAAAGCTAGGAAGCCATCACAAGCCCCTGACGCTCCATATAATGAATATAAACTTTCATTCTCTTGTTGGTATTCACCCATCTTACCAATCTGTTTAGGTACTTTAGTCCATGTCGTAGTAGATATACCTGTAATGGTCTTAGTACCATGATCATGTATAGGATTATAGTCTCCTTCATAACTATGTACTGACCATAATTCGTCTATATCCACTACTTTATTGTTAAAGTGGTGTCCTGTTGTATTACCAAAGGCTTGTAAATAAATTACTCCCATCTCAGTAATAAATTTATAATAGTCTTCTAATAGTTTATCGTTATGATCCATTAGTAACTGTTCACCTTGATGTATCTGTCCAACCAAAGTATGTGATAAAGACTTTCTATCTTTATCTTTTTTATAAACATCTAGATAAGTATTCAAATCTTTTATTATCTTCTTCGGTAACTGACATTCCATCATAATGACAGCAGGTAAATTATGTATCTGTAAGTTTACTTCTTCTGCATTAAATTCCATATTAACCCTCGCAACTTAAACAGTCAACTTCAGCTTCTGTTTCAATCCAAACTCTTGCTCCACAATTTAAAGGTTTTGTTGGGCTATAAATAACTTTACTCACTCCTTTAATATGAACTTCATGTGCATAAGTATTAGATTTATAAGTTTTAACTGTTATAACAGGCTTGTTAGTATTATGTTTTTGATTATATTTAATATTATGTTGATTGATATGAATCCTTTTTTTCATTTTCCCTAACCTTCACAACTTAAACAGTCAACATCTTCTAACTTAACTCTAGGTATTTTTATATTTACATTCTCAACAGACCTAGCTGCATCTGATCTAAAGTAATACAAAGATTTAAGTTTGTTCATAGCGTACCAGTGTACATCATTAACATACTGTAGGTAATCATTATGCACTTCCTGTGGCTCAGTAGCTTTAGGCATGGTAAAGAATAGATTAACACTTTGACTCTGACAAATATATTCCTGTCGCATATGTGCATGTTCCACTAGGTATATCTGATTGATCTCTGGAGCCGTTTTAAATATCTCCTTTTCATCATCATCCAGGATAGTTAAATGTTGCACAGAGCCATTAGTTCCTGCTATATCTTTCCATACCTTTTCTCTTTCTTCTACATTAAGTCCTTTCTTTTTCAGTAACCTTTCTAAGTATTTGTTTTTGACTTGGTAACTTCCTGAGAGCGTCTTGTGCGTAAACGAGTTAGCACGAAATGGTTCAATACTAGGGGAAGTTCCACCACATATAATACTGCTACTAGCATTAGGAGCGATAGCCAACAAATGAGCATTACGCTTATTGCTACCATGTACATCAGGAGCTTCGCCACGTTCTTCGCCAAGTCTCTTGGTAGCTTTCGTAGCTTTTCTTTTGATGTGCGAAAACATGACATGGTTATTACTAGTTGACTGTAAGCCTTGGAACGGAAGTTTTTTATTTTGGAGATAAGCATGAAAGCCCATTGCTCCAAGCCCCAACGACCTCTCTCGGTAAGCCGAATAAGCCGCTTTGACCATTCCTTCTTTTTCTTTTCTAACATAATTTTTAAACCTCTTAAAGTTTGCATTGTATCCACCTAGTCCTGAAGTATCTACAATCGCTTCGATAAAATGTTCTAATACATTATCGAGCATAGTTATTAAATCGTCTATGAATTGTTCATCCTTCTTCCACTTGTCAAAATGTTCTAAGTTGACACTGGATAAACAACACACAGCAGTTCGTTCTTCATTAGTAGGTAATACTATTTCAGAACATAAGTTACTTTGATTAATTGTTAAGCCTAAATCTTTTTGTTCTTGTGGTAAAGATTCATTACATCTATCAATATTAATCATGTAGGGTTCGCCTGTCTCGGCTCTGGCATTTAATAATTGCCACCACAAATCTCTAGCACTAACTGTTTTAACCGCTTCTCCTGACTTAGGATCAATCAATCGCCATTCTTCACTTTTACGAACAGCCGTTAAAAATTCATCAGTTATATTAACTGCGTTGTGAATATTTAAACACTTCCTATTTATATCACCACCAGATTCCCTACGCATGTTGATAAATTCTTCAATCTCTGGATGGTCTATATCTGAGTAAGCTGCATAGCTCCCTCTCCTGGTTATGCCTTGATTAAAGGCTAACATCTCTGAATCTACGACATGCATGAATGGTATTGATCCAGTAGAACGACTGCCGTGCCTAGTTGCAATACCATTACTGCGAACATCTCCCCAGTAACCACCGATACCTCCACCTGAACTAGCCAACCATATGTTCTCATCATAATGATCAGATAAACCCCTCCTACTATCAGGTACGTAATTGAGAAAGCAGCTAATAGGTAAGCCACGAGTGGTTCCTCCGTTAGAAAGTATAGGGGTACTAAACATAAACCAACAATCAGATGAATACTGATAGAGTCTTTGGGCAAGATCAAAATCAGTTTCTCCTTTATACGTTGCTCCAAATACACTAGCCCTTGCAAAAGCTTCTTGAGCATGACTTTCTTTCTCCCATAAATATCTATCTTTTAATGTATCTAAACTAAACTTATCTAGCTTAGACTCCTTATCATAATTAATTTCAATACCTAAGTATGATTTGTTTCCTACTTTATCCGTTATCATTATGACCTTCCTTGTCTTCATCCCATAAATGTATTGCTATTATTGCATAGTGTATTATTTTAAGTAAGTCCATCTCTGCATCTGATCCATCTTTCTTACCACACCGCATAGCATACTTCATAATATTTCCCATACAAAATCCTTCTCCATGTCCTGCATCTATAATCATATCAGTTGCTTGATACTTACCCTGTGCATAGTGTCTTTCATATGTTCTATCTACATATCTTTGTACTTGTTGTATTATATTCTCTTCGTTAAATTTATATTTCATATCTTTCCTTAATGTATCTGTATATCTTTAGGTATTCCTGTAGCACGATACTCTAATTCATCATCAGCTAACTCCACCAACTTCCTAATAACATCAGTGTCTACATCTTCTAATTTATTCCCTGCAAAAATAAAACTACCAGTAACTAGTATAAGTTCTTCTAATCCTATTTCATGGAGAGGTTTTTCTTCAGGCATTTTCTATTTCCTGTTGGGTAATGTATTCAATAACTTTTTTATTCTTTCTAATAACTCGTTTAATTCTTTGTTGAAACCAACGAGGAGTATAAGCAGATAGATGAAAACTGCGATTAGCAAAGAAGTGAGTTTGCTCTGGCATGTATTTATCCATGTTCTTAGGGTTAAGTTTCTTAGCTTCTTCATCTGTCAACATAGTCTTTAACCATTCAAGTACCAGTTTATTTGCGTGTCTTCTTATTCTTTTTGCCTTTTTTCCATTCATTAGTTAGTTCCTTTACTTTAGGTTCTTTAACAACAGTTGTAAAATAAGCTAATCCTTTAGCATATTGAAATATCCTTAGACCTTTACCATCATTGGTATCTTGGTGGCATTCGTACTTATGTCTACAGTAAAAACATTCACGAGGTAGTTTCATATTACCTGATACACCATCAGGTACAGGATCGTAGCATTTTTGAGGTGGTTCAGAAGATTTTAAAGCCTTCTTCACTTTACTTATTTTAGTCTTTATATTAGGCTTGTCAAGTTCTTCAGGTATAAATAATGCAAGTTCTCCTGTTTCTTTATTAAGAGCGAGAAAACCACCACCTCTTGTACCCATAGCTTCTTCATAACTAGCTAATTGAGACATGTAACCAAAGGTATCTTGCTCTGCTAGTGTGCCATCTCGGAACTTTTTAAAAGCATAGCCTGATGCAGTCTTAACATCAACCACTTCTCCGTCAATGGTACAATCCATATGGCCCTTAACACCGCTAACAGATACATTCCTTTGTTCATCATCTACCTTATGCCCTGCCAACCTAACCAGGAACAAGACAACCTCTTCCAAGATATGTCCATATAGAAACTTGATAAAGGTGGGAGGAGAGATAGGCACATTACTTTCTTCAGAGTTTAAATCATACCACAACTGTCTCTCAGGCCTACCTATATTTGACATTCTTAAAGTTTCAGTGCTGTTCCTTGGTTCAGGGTGTGCCCAATTCTTTAATGCAGTCTTAATAGATTCTCCAAGTTCATCTAACTCTTTCTCAGATACATCTAATTGTTTGCCTTCTCCTAGTACAGAGAGCTTACTGTAGATGTCATCTACTAAAGTATCTAACTTTTTCTTTTTCATAGTGCCTCTATAGTTTTCTTGGCTTCCTTTACAGATACTTGAAACCATTCTCCATTAAATGTTTTACCTTTATTAATAAGTAATTTATGTACCTCTTGTTCAGCTTCACTTCTATTAGTAAAAAACTTTTTGTACTCTAATATATAATCTCTTAATGGACTACTTGTTTGGTAACTATTACGTCTATCTTCTGCATCAATAGCCATGCCTATTTTAAGCCAACCTTCCCATGCAGGATTAGTTAGTATGTATACAAAACCTTCTTTAATTTTGCTATAATCACTTTCATGTTTCATTTGAAATAGCCTAGCTAACATTTTAGGTGTCATTCCTTTTTGTTTTATTTTTCTTTCTAATCTTTTAATGTCGTGACAAGGAATACAATTTCTTTCTTTCTTCCTCATTCTCGAAGGATACCAATTATCGGTAGTTAGTTCTACCCCACAAGCCATACAATTTTCTTTAATGTGTTTCACTCCAGTTATCTCCTACTTTGTATTCTCCATCCATAGGACAGAGAAGATTATAATAATTACCTGCTGTCTGTATACAATCAACAGCCAACTGACCTACGAAATCTACAATATCTTCCCTGACTTCCATCTGCCATTCATCGTGAATATTAGCTACAAACTTTGCGTCTAAGGTTTGTAATCTTATTAAAGAATCTAACATAGCTAAAGCTCGTTTCATACAATAGCTCCACCACCTTGCAGTAAAGTATTCAATGCTGCGTGAGGATGGCGAACAAATATCTTACGACCTT